GTGTTGAAAACGCGGTTTTCGTCAGGCGCAATTGATGGGGTCCGGTACATTTTCCGACCGTCGTCAAGGCGGCAGGGAGCACAGTCGCCCAAGGGCCTCCTCGCAATGCGGATGTAGAGTGTGTAGAGCGACACCGTAGTTGGCCGTTTGCGACAACAGTTGGCCGCTGATGGCGTTTTAGGAGAGCGCAGAAAACAAGCGGCGGCATTTTACCCATCTTACCAAAAAGACGGGCCTTCGTACTGCCGTCGCTAACCTAACGTGAGCCGCTGCGCCCCCGCCGATACTCTAGCCAGGGGCCTCGTGGCCCATAGGCGTGCGATCCAGTCTTATGCCTGGCGACACTGCAACGCCAGCGATCCGCCCGCAGCGTCCGCGTTTGGCGTGCCCAGGCCGCCGTCTCGCACGTTATGACAAACATTCGCGGGGCAGGGGGGTTGCCCCTGCCTTGCGTAAAGCACGCCAGAACCGACCGACGGCGCTACGAGAAGGCGCGTCGTGGCTCTTGCTTTTGAGGCGGGCCGCTGTCTCCTCTACGGTCAATCCCATGATGAAGCACCGCGCCGCCTCAAGGTCAAGGCCCTGCCTCTGAAGGCCGCTATGTCGGAGACGGCCCGCTCCTGCGGCGGCCTTGCCTGCGTATTCGACCGCCAGGGCCTCCACGTCAACGCCGGATCGAGACGCCTCGCCCTTGCGGCCCGTCACGCCGACAAGCAGGCCGAACATCCGGTCCATCGCCGCCTCATCGTCGGCCTCCACCGTCGCCACGCCATACGGGGCATCAATCTTCGCCCTATAGTCTCTCGGCATCATCGAGCCTCATCAAAACAGGGACCACCTTGTCAAGCCACACCCACAATTCCCCCGGCTCCACCCGTAGCATGGCCCAGCCGATCCGCGTAAGGTTCTCCGCCTTCGTCGGATACAGCACAGCGTACAAGTGCGGGTCATGCCGCCTGCCTTCATCACTGACTCCATGTTCTCGCTCCCACGCCCTGCGGTAGAAGTCCACCGCCTCATCGTCGCGGCCCTCAAGCCACGCCAGATACGCCGTTACCACCTCGGCGGCCCCCATCGGGCCAGCCGCCGCCCGTTTGCCCGCCACGCGGCCCGCCAGGGCCCCTCTTTGCCTCACGATACGACCGCACAGCTTTCCGGCCGACGCCTTCATAGCGTCGCCCGCGATCACCGCAAGCAGCCGCGTCAGCACAAGCTCGATCTTCGCCACCGCCAGCAGGCCAACCGCCACCGGCAACAGGGCCGCCCATCGCACCGCCTTGCCCGAACGCGACAGCGCCTTCATGGCTTGTCCTCCATCGCGCCCGCCAGGGCGGCGTTCAACGACACCTTCACGTCTCGCCCCGTCCATTCCACATCGCCGAACCGACACCGCAACGTCTTGGCCTGACCACGGGATCGACGCAGGCATAGCTCACGCAAGGACCCCTTGAGGAACTCCAGCCTGGCCGCCATCTCGGCCGCCGCCAGGTCCGCGCGGTGCTGCGTCTCGGCCATTTCGCGGACCACGCTGTCCACCTGTGAAAAGCTCGCCAGCACCGGCCCCCCGCATCGGTAGTCGCCCCTCCCGGACCAACACCCCTTACATCGAGCCCGATACCCGTCCTTGGCGCTGGCCTGACGGTAGAAGGCGTCCAGGGGAAGCACCTCGCCGCATATGCGGCATCGCTTCGTTTGAACGCCCTTTACTGTCGTTTTGCCGGCCATTCAAAGCCCCGTTAATCCAGGTCTGGCGGCTCGATCAAAAGGTCCTGGCGGTTCATGCCCAGGGCCTGGTTGAGATACAAGTCGTTGTGCCAGTTATAATGGTTGTGTATCACGGTCGCGGGCCGCGTGCCCATCGGCTCATCGCCGCCAAGCTGCAAGCCAGGCCCGCCGTCCGCGCCCCAGGCGGTCAACTCAGGCAATCGCGGCCCGATCCCCGTCAACGCCCCCAGCTTCTGCTCGGGCGACAGCAACTCCCAGTATTTCTCGCCTTCGCTGACCGGCCGTATCCCAACGGGACGGCGAAGGGCGTGCGCGACGCCCGCCAGGGGCGGAACCGCCATCTGAATCTGCGTCCGCTCCGCCTCGTTCAGCGCGTCCCACCACTGGCGAAACGCCCCATACTCTTGTTCTCTCGCCTCAAACTGGGAGACATCCCGAGCGAACTGGCGAATCGGCTCGCGGATCACCAGCTTCTTGCGATACGCCTCGCCCAACTCCCGGACCATCGCCATGCGTTTTTCGTCATCCGTCACGCTCTCAGCCAGACGGTCGGCCGCTGCGCTCACCTGCGCGCCCAGCGTCTGGATGTTCGTGCCTCGCTGCGCCTCTTCTTCAGCCTCTCGCTTCGCCCCGGCCGCCCCGGCCGCCTCTTGCAGCAGGCGGTCCATCGGCCCAAGATCGGTGGACAGCAGCTTGTAGACCCCCGCCGATTGCTCACGCCCGTATATCTCTCGCAGCAGGGCCAGGAATTCCTTTTCCTGCATCGTCGCCCGCCGCCGACGCATTTCATCCAACAACAGCTTAGGGTCTTCCACCTGCTCGCCGGTCAGACCAAAGGCCTCCGGCTTGGTGACCGACGGTGCATAGATCGCCTGGAGCACCGCCATCGGGACCGCCGTCTTCTGGCGGCCGACCTCACCGGCGGCCAGTGCGGAGACCTTGCCTATCGCCTCCGTAGGCGTCCAGCCCATCGCGCGGATCGTCGGCATCCCGCGGCCGAGCGTCTCGATCAGGTCCGCGTCCTCGATGCCGCTGGCCCCCGACGCCTCGGCGATCATCCGCCGAAACTCCCCCTGCGCCTGCGGCGCGCGAATTCCCCAGCCCGCCATAATGCGTATCAGGTCCGCCGTCGCCGCCCCGCCGTGACGCGCCCCATAGCCCAGCATCCCGCGCAACCCCTCATCGTACTGCCCCTGCGTCAACTGGCCGCTGTCCACCAGGGCCTTGAACTGCCGAGAATACACGTCGATGATCGGGACGCCCACCTGCTTGCCGACGCCCGTCTCTTGCAGCAGCTTCGTGATGTCGAGCACTACCTGGCGTTGGGCCTGCTCACTGAACGCCCCCAGCGGCTCAAAGAGCCGCTCGTATTCCGAGCGCACCTGGCGAAGGTGCTCTACCGCCTGATCCGACGCCTTCTCGATGTCGTTGAGGAAGCTCGCCACCTTCGCCGCCGCCGCCGCCACTGCCGTGGCGATCCCCGCAATGCCCATCGCCCCGGACAGCCTGCCCATCGCCGCCCTGGCCCGCTCGCCGAAGGTCTGCGTTTTCTGGCCGGCCTCATCGACCCTGGCGCCGACGCCCGAAACGGACTGCGATACGCCGTCGAGTTCCGCACGCGACTGCTGCGTGCCTGGCGTCCTCACGTTGATATTTACGTCGTTACTCATGCCTGCATCAACCGCTGCGCGGCCGGGCGTGCGAGGCGCCCGGCCGCGCTATTAGAAAGAGCTTCGCATCAAGAGTCCTTCGTGATCAGCGCCACAATCGGCCCGGCCTCGGTCGTGTCGCCGACGCCGTGCACGTTCACGTCGATCCGCTCCAGGCCGCGAAACGCCCGGCGGTTCGACCCGAAATAGAAATGATCGCTCGTGGCGATCTCGATGGCCTTGCGCTGGCCCAGGTACGCGCCAAGCTGCAAGTCGCCCAGGATCGCACAGATCTGGCTGTTGGCCTCCACGCCCGGCAGGCAGTGGACAAACTCCACCTCGTGACCGAGCAGGAATCGGGCCTTGCGGTCGCTGAGAATCTCAAAGAGATTCGCCACGCCCGCCGTCACCGCCAGCGGATGAACGACGCTGAAATAGAACTTCTTGCTCATGTACCACTTGGCGTTGTCCTCGGCGTCGCTCGGCAGGATCGCCGCGACGTTCTGAAAGTCCGTCAGCGTCAACTCGGCGTAGGTGTTGCCCGTGCCGACGTAGAGTCCCTTGATATTGCCGATGGTCCCATCGACGGCCCGCAGGGCCCCGACGATGCCGGTCATGCCGAAATACTGCTCGGTCCCGTCGCCGTTGAAGCCGATCTCGTCTTCCTTCTTGGCCAGGGCCCGCGTCACGGACAGGCCGATGATCTCGCCGATCCCCGCCAGGGCGTCATCTTCCAACTCCCTGGTGCACGCCGTCAGACAGCCCATCGTCCGGGCGCTCAACTCCGTCTGCCCGACCTTCACGTCCGACGGGGTAATGTCTGCCCCCTCGCCCGGACAGTAGACCACCAGGTCCTCGGAGATAATCGGCACATCGAGCTTGCGTGCGCCCATCTCCACCGTCAAGGCGTTGCGGCGAAACTTGCTGAATCGCCCCAACTTGGCGATCACCCAGCTTGCCATCTCCGTCGGCAGCAGATAGCCGCCCTCTTCACCCGTCTGCCCGGTCATCCCCTTGCCGCGGACCACCCCCATGATAAACCCGCCGAACTCGCGGGCCTGCTCAGGATCGCGCCAGAACCCGCGATAGCCGCCGGCCGCGTCACTGGCGGCCACGACCGCCTGTTGATACCGGCGCATGGCCTGGATGCTCTTGAGCACCTCGGCCGCCTCCGTCAGGCCCGACTCCAACTGCCCCAGCCGTCCGGCGACCTCGCCGAACGCCTCTTTCAGGGACGTTTTCTCTTCTACGGTAAGCATACGTCAAACCTCGATCAATCGTCGTTCGTTGTCAATTCAGGGGCGGCCCGGCCGAGCCGCCCCAACCAATCACAGCGAGCCTACAGCCAGGCGTCCAATCCGCTGCGCGCCCCCGGCATGGTCCGCGACGCCGACGCAGCAGGGGTATGCCCGCGACCGGCCCGATCAGAAACCACGCCCGCGCCGCCCGGACGCCCGCCCAGGCCCGCCACAAAGTCGATTTCATCGCCCCCGCCCCCGTCCTCATCCAGCCCGCCGCCGCCGAGCAGGGCTTCCGCGAACTCATCGCACTCGGCGTCGAAGTCCCGGCCCTGCGCGGCGTACTCGCGGCGTATGTCGTCCAAGATCGCCGCCTCTTCGTGTTCCTCGCGGTCCGCCCGTCGGGCGGCCAGCCATTCATTCTCGGGCCGGGCCTCGGCGCTGCGCACCAGGGCTTGACGATTCGATGGCACGGCCACGCATGAGACCTCCAACAACTCGGCCTCATCGTACACCCGCACCCGCTTGCCCTCGATAACCTCCTCGTGGCTCTGGATGGGAATAAACCCGACCGAGACGGCCTTCATTATGCCGTCGCGGTACAGCACCCAATACTCTTCGCCCAGGGCCGTCTTGGCGAACTCGATGATCAGCCACAAGCCCTGCCCGTCGATCCAGGCCTTGACGGCCTTACCCACGACCGTCGGCCGACCGTCGGCGCTTCGATGCTGATGCCCCGCCAGGATCACCGGGTTGGCCATGAATGTCGCCAAGTGCTTGCGGAAGGCATCGGGCCTAATAATCTCGCCGTCCCGGTCCCGATCCGCCGTCGAAGCCAGCACCCGGACCTGTCGCTTCGCCGCGTCCACGCTCTTGACGAAAAAGAAACGCGGGGCCTCCGTGAAAGGCGGCCCGCAAGCCCCGCGCTCCAGAACGGACAAGCACTCCTGCGCGTCAGCATCCGCGCCCGCTGCTATATTCTCAAAGGCCTCCTTGCCCATCGTGAACTCCATTTCAACAGAGGCCCGGACAAAGTGACGCACCTGTCTTTCGGCCTCGTTATTAACTTGCCTTCTTCTGCGCCGCCGGCTCCGCCAGCAAGCGGGCCCGGATCGCATGGACAAGGCCGTCATCCTTCGACCGCAGCGCCGCCGCGATCTCCTCGATGGCCGCCTCCTTGCCCTCCGCGAACCCAGCGTCCACAACGTAATCACACACGGGCGCAAGCGCCTCCCTCGCCGCCTGCATCGCCTTGCCCTTGCCGGCCAGGGCCTCGCCGACCTCGATGGCCAGTTGCGGGTCATCGGCCGCCAGCATCCCCATCACGCCATCGACAACCTCCGCGACCCGCTTGTCCCAGCCGCGCGGCCGCCAGGCCCCCGGTTTCTCCAGCGCGCGGCCGGCCCTGCCGTCCTCGATCACCGGCCCCAGCACCTCACACATATCCCGGATCACCCCCGCCCGTTCGCTCCTGGCCCCTCCGTTGCCGTTGCCTGCCTGCCCATGCTTTCCTCGTACTGTTTTCACATTGCACCCCTGTTTCCGCTGCTTGGCGCAGCAAAGCGGGCCGCCCAGGGCCTCAGCCTTGTGACGCTCAGTACAAGCGCTGCGGGCGTCGCCACTCCGCAAAGCTGAGGCCGTGACCGGCCCCTTTGATTCGATGCGCAAATTGTCCATTCGTACTGATTTCACACGCGCATTATCGGCCGACCGCCGCCCGGCGGTCAAGTCTTTTTTCCCGGATTTTTTCGCCCGGCTACGCATCGGTCGCCTCGATCCGGTCTTGGCACATGTTCGCCAGGTCCCTGCCCACCCGGCCCAGGTAGATCAGCTTCTCGGCAGCGCCGCGCTCGAGCGCTCGCCGCCGACCGGGCCCATAGGGGTCCGGCTCGCCGTGGGCATCGGCCGCGAGAATCTCGCCGGCGATCTCCCGCAGGTCCTCGGCCACGGCCGCCGCCCCCTGAATCAGACACCCGCGAATCCGACCGATCGCCGCCTCATGCGCCTGGCGCAGCGCCGCCGCGTCCTTTTTCATGGACGCCGCCGCCTTCTCCATGCACGTCGCGGCCCCATCGACCACCTGTCTCTGTGTGGGCATTGTGAACTCCATTCCTGGCCGTCGGTCCAACCCGGCCACAAGGCGTCCCTGGTATCAGCCGTTGCCGCCGCTAGGCGCAAACATACTCTACGAGCCCGCGATCCGCCGCGCTTTCGGGCTTGCCCGCCGGATCGCCGACCCAGATAACGGCCAGGTTCGATCCCGTTGTACCGTTGGCCACGGCGGGCGTCTGGACCTTCATGTATCGCTTGTGCGCCTTCGTCAGGTCCACCCGGATCGCCCGCAGCGTGTTGCTCTCGGTGTCCTGGATCACGTCCGACAGGGCCGCCGACGGTACGGCCGTGTACTCGCCGTTGGTCGTATCGCACTGCTCGATCAGCGGCGGCGTCGTGGCCAGCGTCGAGCCAATGTCGGCGTCCATGACGCCCGTGATGAACAGGAACATCACGTCGCTGAGCCCGAAAAGATCGACGTAACTGTTGCCCGTGACTTCCCCATCGTCGCCCAACTGCGGGCCGACACAGATACCGTACTTCAAGCCATCAATGCGCATTGTGTGAACTCCTTTTCGTGGTCACGTTTCTTGTCCTACCGATTCTGCGGTCGATCACCGGCCCTCCTCCGCACGCCTCATGCACGCAGACCGCCAGCATATTCGCAACGGGGCGGCTCTCCCTGGCGGCCCGCTCGCGGACCAGCCGACAGGCGCCCGCGTTGTAAAGCATGATCCGTTTTTCGTTGACGCCTCGATCATCCATGATACGATACCCGGCAAAAGAACAATGGGCCGCAATACATATCGGCAGTTTAGCTACCGATGGAGCAATGATGCAATGAAAAAAACGCAGTTTGGCGAAAGATTTTCGGCCCGCCTCCGGGCCGCGTTCGACGACCGCACCCATACGGCCGTCGCCAACAAGGCCGGATGCTCGCGGGCCGTCATCACCAAGTGGCTCGCCGGCGACGTTCCCGACAACATCGAACTGCTCGCTCGCATCGCCGCCGCCTACCCCATCGACCTGCATACCCTCATCACGGGCAAGCCGTCGCCCTCTGCCCAGGCCGTCGCCCAGGTCCTCTTGCCCTTCGTCCACTGCTATTTGGCGGGCATCAGTATCGCCACGGCTCCCCAGGGCCCCGCTGAGTCAAGCGCCGTGGACGAACGCCTGTACCGCGCGGCCATCCTCGACTCCGTCCGGGCGGTCCTGACGAAGCACGGCATCCCGTTTTGATCGGAAATGTCACGCGGCCCGGTTTTGTTTAAAACGTTTAAAAACCCACCTGGCGCTATGTAAAACGGCGATTAGGGGCGTTTACGGATTGCGGAAATCGCGCGGTCCGCGGCTTGGCGGGCGAAGCCCCCGCCACAATCTCGAAGAATTTTCCAACAAGATGCAAAAAAAATCGCCCATTGCCGAGCCCGCCCATCCACAACAGCGACGAACCGTCCGATAATCAGCCGCCGCCAGCAGGCCCGATTGCCCACCTTGCCGCCCGCCTCGCGGCGACTCTCAGCCCATCGCCCCCATCTTGCCCATCTTACTAATGTCACCATCTCGCGGCAGTGCGCTTTGTAGTGCGCAGTGCGCGGCGACTAGTGCGCTCGCCCTAGGTGACACAAAAAGCCGCGTTTCGGCCACGCCAGTGCGGTTTTGCCCCTCTCCGCCGCGACCGCCAGCGCCGATCCCCACCGGCCGCCCCCAGGCAAAAACCGCGTTTTCGATAGCGCCACCCTACAGGTCCGCCACCAGGTCCGGCGTCCGCCCCGAGAGGTCCGCGCCCCTTTCGGTTTTGACCCTCGTCGCGCCTGCCCAAAATCGCCGTTTTACGCACCGTTAAACGGGTTTAAACGCTCGTAAACGCCCCCACACGCAAAACACCCCCAGCGGCCAACTTGGTGTCGCAAAACCCGAAAAAACGCCCCCAGCGGCCAACTCCGAGTGACACCCACCAACTGGCCCTCCGACCCCCTCAAAACGCCGTTTTCGCTGCGAATATCCCCCGTTTCCCCCGCTCCTCCCCGCCAATCCCTCACACCCCCCCCAGCGGCCAACTCCCCTGTCGGTTTACATTCTGCACACGCTTGGCTGCCATAACGACTCCTTTGCTTTGCAATATCACTACTCCATCGGCACAAGTCAAGCCGTTTCCCCAGATTTTCTCGTACTTGTTTGAGAAAATCTGGGTAGCACCGTCCTAACGCTGGCTATACGCTAGACTTATGGCACGAAAGAAAAATGAGACAAATATTGGTGCGGACGTCCCAGACGCCCTTGCGGACCGCGTTGAGGCCGCTCTGGCCGCCCTCAATAATCCGCCCAAGAAGCAGCTCATCGTCTCGCTTCTCGAGTTATTCCTATCAGTCCCGGACTCTGTCAAGGCCACCATTCTCGCCACACCAATCGCCGTCCATCTCGCATCCACCGACCCCGCGCCCGCCGAGCAGCTTTTGACTCCGGCCGCAGCGCCAATTGCCGACCGCCTCGCGAAACGGGCCACCCTCCAGATCGTCCTCTCGGCAGGCGTCATGGCCCTGGATTATGCAACCCCGGCAGACCGCGAGTTCTTTTTTGCTCTGGCGACGGTCGAGTCCCCCGTATTCGGCAAGATACTCAAGCACCGCCAAACTCTCGCGCGACTTATGGATCAGCTCTTGGCAGATCCGGCCCTGACCGCCCCGGCGAAGAAGCAGATGCGAGAGTTCCTTCAAATACTGAAAGCGCCGCCGCCACGTGAGACAACACCTCGTCAGGCAGCCCGTCCAGCCTCCGCATGATCTCCCGCAACACCATTTCCCGGCCATAATTCACGATTGCGCATTGCCTTCTCGCCATGCCGCGACCTCCTTGCCCCCCTTGCTCACGGCCGCAGGGCCACGGTTTCCCCGCCCGCGGTTCGTTTTTATCGCGTCCGGCGGCCACTCCCCATTGTCCTCGCGCCCCCGCTCCCGTCAACCTCCCGCTCCCGATTTTCCCTTGACTTTTCCCGTGCCAGCCCGTAATGTCCATCCGTTGCGCGAGTTACGGTTCCAGGCTTTTTCCCGGAGGCCCTGTGAAAATCGACTGTCCGCACTGCCATAAGGCCCTGGCCCTGCCCGACCACATCAAGGCCACCCGCCTCCGCTGCCCCCATTGCAGGAAAGCCTTTTCCCCCGCCGCACCCTCGCCGTCCCCGGCCGATCCGCAATCGGCCGCCGCGACCTGTCAAATCGACGCCCTTACCGGCCCAGCCGATCCCACGGGGCGCCCGTCCCCGCCCAGCATCCCCACCTGGCGTCGCCACGCATCGGGACCGCACGGCATCTTCACCGAGGGCCTCATTATACTCATCGCCGTCCTCGGCGTCGCCGTCACCCTGCTTGCCTTCCTGAATGAGAGCAGCGACGCCGCCACAGGAATTGCTTTTCTCCTGTGCTGGATTCTCCTCGCCGCCGCCGTGCTGATCTGCCTTGCCCGCGACATCCTCAAGGGCATCCACGCCATCTACGAAATCATCGAAAAAATTCCACCGTCCGACCAAAATTCCTCTTGACAGACTGCCCAATCCGCCGATAATCCCCCCTGACAACATGAGGTCGCGGCAACGTGCCCACACGTTTTTCCTTTCGGCCGCGACCGACGAGCTGCATCCGGCGGCCCGCTGACTGAGGCGTACTTTACCTTGGGTGGCGGGCGTTTTGTTTTCGCCTGCCCCAATAACCGACACCGGAAGTTGGTTTTTGTGGAAAGGACGCCGAAATGGTTCGCGTATCCGCCCTGTTGCCTCTTGCCTGTTCCCTGCTGCCTGTCGTTCTCTTCCTGCCCCTGTCCGGCTGCGATTCCGCCCTGCGTTTCGCCCCCTCCGAGGCCCAGAAACAGACGGCCGACGCCACGCACCGCACCGCCCTGATCGTCCAGGCCCGCGGCGCCGAGCCCGCCGACCCGCAGGCCAACCGCCTCGTCTCCGGCACCGCGGCCGCCGCCTCGTACTTCGGCCCCCCCTCGGCCCCTCTCGATCTCGACACCGACTACAGCCCCGTCGTCGCCCAGGCCTCGGCCGACGCCGTCGCCCGGCCCGACCCCTGGGCCGTCGCCGACGACCTGCTCGGCGTCGGCATTGCCGTCGCGGGCCTCTTTACAGGGGCCGGCGCGATCAAGTTCGCCGGCATGCTCAGCCAGGCCCGCGCCAAGGCCCAGGCCCTCCAGGAGATCGTCAAGGGCTCGGAGATCTTCAAGTCCACCGCCACGGCCGGCGAGGTCCAGGCCTTCAAGAAGGCCCAGTCCCAGGCCCAATCGCCAGCCACCGAGGTCCTCGTCGCCGAGATCAAGGCCTCCACGAAGACCTGACCGCCCCGTGTGAATCCGTGCGAATCCGTGTCAATCCGTGGTCAATCTGCAAGTAAGGCCCTATGGAAACATCGACGATAGTCACCCTGGCCATTGGCGGCATCATCGCCCTGGCGAACGGATTGATCCTCCACGCCCTCTCTCGCCTGGCCAAGCGGCTCGACGACCATGAATCGCGGATCTCGGCGATGGGCGATCGCCTCAGTCAGTGTCGCCTCGACAGTCGCCGGGACCTCACGAGCAAGGAGGACTGGATTCGCTCGGAGGGCTATACCCGCAGGGAACTCAAGCAGGTCTCCGAGACGCTTCTGCGGCTGGAGGGGCACATTACCGTTGTCGACAAGCTCCCGCAGATCTGCGCCGACATCGCCGGCCACGTGGTGGAGCGACTGATGGACCGAAAGGAGGCCGCCGGTGGCTAAGCAGATGGACGCAATCCGCATCAAACAGGCCCGCGGGCAGTTGCTCGTCAACCTGAACCTCTTCTATCCGTCGCCGGTGAAGCTCTCGACGCTGTACCGCACCGTCTGCGGTGACCCGCTCTACGGACGGGCGCTGTTCGAGAAGGACATCGCCTACTTCCTCGACAAGCGATACATCATCGCCGTCGACGACGTCCTCGGCGGCATGCCCGAATTCATGGACAAGGTCGTCAAGCTGACGGCGTCCGGCAAGGAGATCGCCGAGGGCACGGCGACGGACCCGGCGTTGGAGATATGACGGCCCGATGAAACGCCGAACCCACAGTGTGATCGACCGCCTGCCCGCCGAGCTCCGCCAGGCCCTGACCCGCATGGTCGTCGACGGCCTCTGGCCGGATGACTGGATGGGCGATCGCGAGGGCCGGCCGACCTACGCGCACCTGGTCGAGTACGCCTCGCACCGCGGCTACAGTATCAGCCACTCGGCCGTCGGCCGCTGGGCCAAGGGCCTGCTGGCCATTGAGCGGATGCGATCGAAGCGCGAGGTCGTCACCGAGATTATGAAGGACCTCACCGACGAGAACGCCGCCGCCACGGCCAAGGCCGCCTCCGAGATGATCGCGGCCCTGAGCCTGGACTTCATGCTCTCTCACGAGGACTACTCCAGCCGGCAGCTCAAGGAAGTCGCCCAGGCGATCCGCGACAGCGCCGCCGTCGCCATCCGCGCCGACCGTCACCGCAGCGAGCAGATCGCCGCCCGGACCAAGGCCGCCGACAAGGCGATCACCAAGATCGCCAGGGACGGCAAGATCGACGCGGGCACCCTCAAGAAGATTCGTGAACAGGTCTACGGGATCTACACCGACCAATGACAGCCGCCGTACCTCTATACGGGTTTCAGAAGCGATGGATCGCCGACAAGCGCCGATTTAAAATCGGCACCATTGCCCGTCAGGCGGGCAAGAGCTTTATGATAAGCCTCGACGCCGTCGACACGCTCCACGAGACCGGCGTCGATGAGTTTCTCTTGTCGGCCGGTGACCGCCAGAGCAAGGAACTCGCCGAGAAGGCCAGGATGCACTGCGAGGCCTACCGGCTGGCGGCGTCCGCCATCGAAGAAGAGGTGTTCGAGGACGAGGTGGAGGTTGACGGCGAGATGCGCCGGTACAAATATACCAGCCGCACGATTCACATCAACGGCGGCATGAAGATCGTGTGCCTGCCGGCGAATCCCGCGACGGCCCGCGGCCCCACCGGCAATGTCACGCTGGACGAATTCGCCTTCCACCGCGAGAGCGACGCCATCTTCAAGGCCGTCTTCCCCATCGTCTCTCGCGGCTTCAAGCTCCGCGCCGTCTCGACGCCCCAGGGACGCCAAAACCAGTTTTACAAGCTATGGACGGGCTCGCAGATATGGTCTCGCCATTTCACGGACATCTATCAGGCCGTCGCCGATGGCTGCCCGCACAATATCGAAGAACTCCGCGAAGCCCTCGACGATGAGGACGCCTGGCAGCAGGAATACGAGTGCAAGTTCCTCGACGAGGCCACGGCCTGGCTGACGTATGAGATGATCGCCGCCTGCGAATCCGACGATCTGCCCATCGAGATCGACCCGGAGGACTTCGACGTCGCCTCGCTCGTGTCCGGCGGCGTCAACCCCGTCTATCTCGGCGTCGACATCGGCCGCAAGAGAGACCTGACGATCGACTTCGGCATCGAGCAGCTCGGCGACGTCTACTACAGCCGTCCGATCTTCCGCCTCGACCGCCGGCCCTTCGCCTTCCAGCGCCGCTTCCTCTGGGACCTGATCCGCGCTCTCAAGGCCGTCCGCGTGTGCATCGACGATACCGGCATCGGCGCGCAGCTCGCCGAGGAGACCCGCGACGAGTTCGGCCAGTACCGCATCGAGCCGGTCACGTTCACGGCCGCCGTCAAGAATGACCTCGCCACCCGGACCCGCCGGTTCTACGAGGACCGCCGCATCCGCATCCCCGTCGACCAGAAGCTCCGCAACGACCTGCACAGCGTCAGGCGGGTCACCACCGCCGCCGGCAACGTGCGGTTCGACGCCGAGCGGACCAAGGACGGCCACGCCGACCGATTCTGGGCCCAGTCCCTGGCCCTCATGGCCGCCGACAACCCCACCACCCCGGAGGTCATCCTGCTGTGATTCGCAAAGCCATCCAATCCTGGCTCACCAAGAGCCTCGGCCTGGGCTCCCTGGCCCGCCTGTGGGACAGCGGCGCCGAGATTGGCGCTCTCGGCGGCGAGCGATCCGCCGACCGCCCCTATGCCCAGGTCTCCCTGGTCTACAAGTGCGTCTCCGCCCTGATCTCCGGCGTCGCCGGCCTGCCGCCGGTCCTCTCGACCCTCGATGAGCGGATCGTCGAGTCCGGCCCCGTATGGGACCTCCTGTTCGCCCGGCCGGACCTGCCCTGGGAGCGGTTCGTCGCCGACTCCATCGGCCACTACGCCCTCGACGGCGAGTGCTTCTGGGTCTTCGACGACCCGGTCGGCGCCCGCCCGACGGCCGTGCGGGTCGTCAGCGGCCGCCTCATGCGCCACATCACCAGCGACGGCCGCCCCGCCGGCCCCGTCGTCGCCTGGGAATACCAGCACGGCGGCGTCCCGATCCGCTACGCCCCGGACCAGGTCCACCAATGGCGCAACTACAATCCCTACCATCCTCACCGCGGCCTGGGCGCCGTCCTGGCCGCCGCCAACGACATCAACTACTCGTTCAATGCGGCCCTCTATAACGCCTCGGCCCTGGCCAACGGCGCCGAGCCCGGCGCCATCCTGACGATCCCCGGCCGCGCCGACGACGACCAGATCCGTGCCCTCCGCGAGAATTTCGAGGCCCGCCATCGCGGGCCCGGCCGGGCCAAGCGCACGGCCCTGCTGACCGGCGGTGCCGACATCAAAACGATCGCCATGAAGCTCACCGACCTCGAGGTCGCCCAGATCACCGAGCTGTCCGACAAGCGGATCTGCTCGGCCTTCGGCGTACCGCCCGGCGTCGCCGGCCTGGTCACCGAGGCCCAGTACGCCCAGGGTCCGGCCATGAGGGACTTCATCTTCAACACGGTCCTGCCACTGTCCAGCCTCTTCGCCGCCGAGGTCACCGCCGGCGTCGTCCGCCGCTTCGCGGCCAACAAGTTCTTCGGCCCCGACCCGGCCGCCGATGCCGTCGCCGCCTCCGCCGCCCGCTACTACGGCGGCCGCCGCGACCTCCGCCGCCATCCGCACTACCGTGCCGCCGCCGTCAAGGCCGTGGCCAACCAGAACCGCCTATTCCTCTGGTTCGACGCCGGCCAGCACTACATCGTCCAGGAGGCCCAGCGAGAGCAGGCCGAGAAGGTCCTCAAGTTCACCCAGGCCGGCGTCCCCCTCAACGACCTCGTCGCCGCCCACGACCTGCCCTACGAGGCCGTGCCCTGGGGCGACGATTGGTGGATTCCGATGGGCCAGGTCCCGGCCCGCCTGGTCCTCGATGAGGGCCTGACGGCCGCCACGGGCCTGGGCCTGCCCGAAGGCGAGGAACCGGCCGAGCCCAAGGCCGCCGAGCCACGAGCCGCAATCCACGAGCCGCAAGGCGCGAATCACGAGCCACAAGCCACGACCCATGAGCAACGAGCCACCGAGCAGCAGCGGCTGCGTCTGTGGCGCAACTGGGTCGCTTCCTGGGCCGGCATCGAGCGACAGTTCACCGCCGCGATGCGGACCTTCTTCGTCCGCCAGCAGCGGCTGCTCACCGACCGGCTCCGCGCCGCCCTGGCGCAGCCCAGGGCCGTGCACATGCCCAGCCTCCAGCACAAGGACCCCGACGCCATCATCATGCGGGTCGTTCTGGACCTCAAGGTCGAGAACGCCCGCATCAAGGTCCTCGCCCAGACCTTTTTCAGCCAGGCCGCCGAGCTGGGCGTCCGCCAGGCGGGCGCCGAGTCGGGTCTTCGCGGCGACGACCTCCGCCGGTTCGCGGATTCGACCCTCCAACTGCCGGCCGTCCGCCGGGCCCTGCTGCAATCGAGCCACAAGATAACGAAGGTCAATCTCGCCACGCAGGCCCTCGTCGCCCGCCAACTCCGTGCCGGCCTGGAGGCCTCCGAGACGGTCACGCAACTGGCCACCCGGCTCAAGACCATCCTCGGCGGCAATCGCGCCCGCGCCTTGTCGATCGCCCGCACGCAGACCGCCGGCGCCGTCAACACCGGCCGGCACAACGGCATGTCCGCCGCCGGCGTCGCCCGTAAGCGCTGGCTCACCAGCCGCGACGAGCACGTCCGCCCGGCGCACCGCCAGGCGGAGTCCGACACGGCCGACGGCATCGCCGTCGATGCCCCGTTCAACGTCGGCGGCGAGTTCCTGCTGTATCCCGGTGATCCGGCGGGCTCGGCGGCCAATATCATCAACTGCCGGTGCGTCGAGATCGCCGTCGCCGGCCGCGCCGCCGATGGCTCCAGTATCCAGCATCCAGCATCCAGCATCCAGTTCTACACCGCCGCCGACATGGCCGCGGACAAGGAGACACGATGAACGCGAACGACACAGCCAAACGCGAATGCCCCGCCTGGGCGATGGTCAAGGATGTCAAGACCGAGGACCGCACGATCACGGCGATCGCCTCGACCGCCGAACGCGACCGCGACGAGGACATCATCCTGCCGGAGGCCTTCCGGCCCCACCTGGCCGCATTCCTCAAGAACCCCGTCATCCTGGCCGGCCATCAGCACCGCTCCGCGTCCGGCTCCCCGACGGTCATCGGCTCGGTCGTACCCGGCTCGCTGGCGATCACCGACCAGGCCGTCACTTTCCGCATGAAATTCGCCACGACCGCCCTGGGCGAGGAATACTGGCAGCT